TCGTGAGAAGATTGGAAACAGCTTCCCGGAGTGTCTTGCCGCTTCTGCTGAGCCTGATTTCCTCGACCGGCTCGGAATTAAGAAGGAAAGCGTTACTGAGCCTGACCCTGATATTTCTCAGGATGAAATTAAGGAGGTTTCGAAAGAATGAACAGAAATACCGAATCCCATTTCAGTATTGCGCCGCATGTAGATATCTCCCGTTCTCGCTTTGACCGCTCCGCTTCTCTCAAGACATCGTTTAATGCCGGAGACGTTGTCCCTTTTTTCCTCGACGAAGTTCTTCCCGGCGATACGTTCTCCGTAGATACATCCAAGGTTGTCCGTATGCAGACGTTGCTTACCCCTATGATGGACAACGTTTATCTGGATACCTACTATTTCTTTGTCCCCAATCGCCTTGTGTGGGATCATTGGAAGGAGTTTTGTGGTGAAAACACGGAGAGTGCATGGATTCCGCAGACTGAGTACACTATGCCCCAAATTACAAGTCCTGCTGGTACAGGATGGGACGTTGGAACTCTTGCTGACTATTTTGGTATCCCAACTGGCGTTGCTGGCCTTTCTGTGTCTGCTCTTCCCTTCCGTGCTTATGCACTGATTATGAATGAGTGGTTCAGAGATCAAAACCTCCAAGACTCTCTTGTTGTGCCAACGGACGACAGTACTGTTGCCGGTGTGAACACTGGTACAACTGTGACAGATGTCGCTAAAGGCGGTAAGCCTTTTGTTGCTTCTAAGTATCATGATTATTTTACATCTGCTCTTCCCTCTCCGCAGAAAGGTCCGGATGTAACGATTCCTGTTGCACAGGCCGGTAGTTATCCGGTTGTCTCTCTTAATCAGTATGTCGATCCTAGTAAGTCTAATGCTTCTGTTGCTTGGCAAAAATTAGATGGTTCGGGTTTTTCTTTGCTTGACGGTTTGGGTATTGCTGTTGGTCAAAAACCTCGTAGCGGTGGCTTTGATTCTATGTATTTTTCCGGTTCTATGACTGTTTCGGAAGGTGCTAGCGCAGCTTGGGATATTGCCCCTGCTAACCTTTGGGCTGTTGCAGATGGTAATGCCGCTGCCGCTACTATTAATCAGTTGCGACTTGCTTTCCAGATTCAGAAATTCTATGAACAGCAGGCCCGTGGTGGTTCTCGTTATACTGAGGTTGTTCGCTCTTTCTTCGGTGTAACTTCCCCTGATGCCCGGTTGCAACGTCCTGAGTATCTTGGTGGTAACCGTGTTCCTATCAATGTGAATCAGATTGTCCAGCAGTCCGGTACTGAATCTTCCGGAACTCCGCAAGGTACTGTTGTTGGTCAGTCTCTTACCACGGATAAACACTCCGACTTCACGAAGTCTTTTACTGAGCATGGCTTGATCATCGGTGTTATGGTTGCTCGTTATGATCACACCTATCAGCAGGGTTTAAACCGGCTCTGGTCTCGCAAGGATAAGTTTGATTTCTACTGGCCCGTTTTTGCCAATATCGGTGAACAGGCTATCAAGAACAAAGAAATCTTTGCACAAGGCAATGATAAGGATAACGAAGTTTTTGGCTATCAGGAAGCCTGGGCCGAATATCGTTACAAGCCCAATATGGTGACCGGAGAAATGAGGTCTGCGTATGCTCAGTCTTTGGACGTTTGGCATCTGGCTGATGATTACAGCACCCTTCCTTCTTTATCTGATTCGTGGATCAGAGAGGACAAGGCAAACATTGATCGTGTTTTGGCTGTCACATCTGCTGTTAGTAATCAGTTTTTTGCTGATATCTACGTGAAGAACTATTGTACACGGCCTATGCCCATGTACAGCGTCCCCGGTCTGATTGATCATCATTGATTTATAGAGGGGGCCAATGCCCCCTCTTGTTTTTTCTGAAAGGAGTTGTTATAATGGCATTTGGTACCACTACTTCCGCTTATGAAATGGATGGTGTCGGAGCCGCTCCGGCTGTTAACCGTGCCGCCGATCAGATTGCCGGTTTGAAAGGTGTTGCACAAGCTAATTCTGCTTTTAATGCTGAACAAGCGAAAGTTCAGCGTGATTGGACAGAGCAAATGACTGCTAAGCAGATGGAGTTTAACGCTGCCGAGGCCGCTAAAAATCGCCAGTGGCAAGAAATGTTGTCTAATACTGCCCATCAAAGAGAAGTCCGTGACTTGATGGCCGCTGGTCTAAATCCTGTTCTTTCTGCTATGAATGGCAACGGTGCCGCTGTTGGTTCTGGTGCGACCGCTTCAGCGTCCCTTGGAAGCGGTTCTAAGGCTGACGCAGATACAGCCGCCTCCGGTGCTATTGCTAACTTGCTCGGCTCTATCTTGGGCGCTCAGACGGCGTTACAGAGTGCAAATATTAACGCCCGTACACAGGAAGCCGTTGCAGACAAGTACACTGCTATGGAGCATATTGTTGCTCAGATTGCCGCCGCCGCTGGTATTAAGCAAGCTGGCATTCATGCCGGTGCTACTCGAGACGCCGCCGCTATGAGTTCTTCTGCCACTCGGTATGCCGCAGGTCAAGCCGCTTTAGCGTCTATCTTTGGTTCTTCGGTTACTTCTGCCGCTACTCGGTATTCTGCCGATCGACATTTGTCTGGTACTAAGTATGGAGCTGATAAGTCATATGACGCTTCCAAGTATGCTTCTGATATCAATTGGGATAAGGCCGTTCACTTTGGTAACGGTTCTTTCTTGAATCAGCTCGCAGGAAATATTGGTTTGTCGCTTGAAAGTCTTTTTAAAATGTTTGGAGGTTAAGTATGGAGAGTATCATCATGGTTTTGTCTTTGTCCGTAGTCACGGCCGCTACTTTAAAAATTATAAAAGAAATTTTCTTATAAAGCGGCGTAAGCCGCCAAAAGAGACCCACGGTTTAAACGCCGTGGGTCTCCGCCTGTACGTCCATTTACATTAGGCGTACACTCAGCACAGTTAACTCTCTTGATGTTAACTGTGCTGAGTGACACCAAAGGTCACTTTGCGTGTCATAGTAGAAGTTGCTTGCACATGTCTAGAACGTATGCAGTATTTCAAGATAAAATGTTTAGTAGGAGACCCCCGTAGGATACAAGTTCCTAAAAAATAATAGATAATAAAGCTTAAAATTTATTGGTAAACTGAAATAGAAGTATATTCTTGGTTTCGTGCACATTTGTGCATTTAGCCTAGAACTAGGCCGAAATCTTTAGTAAATAAGCAAATTGATATTTTTGTTCAATCGTACTATTATCACCTTATAGGAGGTGATTTTTTTATGCGTCCTCGTTTGGTTCGCTACTATGGCCCCGATTACGATAATTTGAAACACGGTCATGTTTATCAGGTTCACTGTCTTTACTCCCATGGCTTCATGCTCATTGATGACCATCAAGAACAGGCATATGTTTATGCCGGAAATTGTGAGGTGCTATGAGTGCCTTGTTATCATCCCATTTACGCTGTCAGGATTGGTACTAAGGAAAATGGAAAAGCTGATTTGAAGATGCTCGGCTATACCCCGGATGACCGTGAAACCTATGTTGAATGGCACAATCACCGCTATCCTCGTTCCGCTCTTGTTCCACTGCCCTGTGGTCAGTGTATCGGATGCCGCATTGACTACTCAAGGCAATGGGCTAATCGTTGTTTGCTTGAACTCAAGTATCATGATTCTGCATGGTTCTGCACGTTCACGTATGATGATGATCACGTTCCCCGTACCTATTATCCTGACCCTGAAACCGGTGAAGCTATCCCAGCTTTGACCTTACAGAAGCGTGATTTCCAACTTTTGATGAAACGTATTCGGAAGAAATTCGATAATGACAAAATTCGTTTCTTTATGTCCGGCGAGTACGGCTCACAGACGTTCCGGCCTCATTATCATGCTATCTTGTTTGGTTTGCATCTCGATGATCTTCAGCCCTACAAGACCGTTAAGGCAGGAGGTGAGTATTACACTTACTATAACAGCCCCTCGCTTCAAGAGTGTTGGCCTTATGGCTTTGTAGTTGTTGGTGAGGTTACTTGGGAATCCTGTGCTTACACTGCTCGCTATGTGATGAAAAAGCTTAAAGGAACGGAAGCTAAGTTTTATGTTGATCATAATATTCAGCCTGAGTTTTGTCTCATGTCCCGCAAGCCTGGCATTGCACGCCAGTATTTTGACGAAAACTCTCATTGTGTTGAAGAACAGTATATCAACGTTTCTACGCCGAAAGGCGGCAAAAAATTCAGGCCGCCGAGATACTACGATAAACTCTTCGACATTGTATGTCCCGAAAAGTCCGCAGAGTTAAAAGCCCTTCGTGCTAAGTTGGCCCAACAGGCCATGGAAGCTAAATTGTCTAATACGTCCCTCGATTCTTACGAGTTGCGAGACGTTGAAGAAGAAAAACAGTCCAACCGTTTAAAATCTTTAAGGAGGAATTTGTAATGAAGATGCTCAAGCGTAAAGACAAGAAGGTGTTTAGCCGTACTGCCGCCAAGTCTAAGAAAATCAACATCGCCCCCAAGATTTTCCGTGGAGGTATTCGTCTATGATTACTGTTATTGTCGATGGTGAAAAGGTTGCTTTTGTTCCTTTGTGGATGTCTCGTCATGTGATTGACGATGCTGTTTCCCGTTATCCCGGTTCTACTATTGTTTTGGAGGTTAACGAAGTATGATTTCTGGAATTTATGCTATCAAGGATGCTAAGTCCACGTTCATGGCCTGCACTGTTGATGTCAACGATGCTACCGCCGTCCGTAACTTTGAACTCGCTGTACGTCAGCCTGATTCC